ATTTTTACAACACCAATATTTGTATTTATGGTAGATGGGTATGTAACACCATCTATACCAAATCTATTTTTTATTACGTGAAACCTACCTGTGTTAGCAATCTTATCCTCTACCTTACGACTCATACTGATAACAAAGTCAGCAGTCATAACCTTAGAGTAATCCTCAGAAACTTTATCAGCACCAATCACATCTTCTTCAAGAGCTGAACGATTAGCCTGTGAAGCAGTCCATATTGGAATCTCTAACTCACCAGCTAGTCCACGTAAATCTTCATATATAGTTCCAATTGCATGTCTCTTCTCCTTGAAGTTTCCTGTAGGCATTAGGATATCAGCATAATCTACAATAACCATATCAATATCCACACCACTTAACTCTATCTGTTTTAGATGTGAACCTATTGTATTTACTGATGCTGCTTTAGTTGGGAAATACTTAATAAGTAACTTACCTGGTAAAGATTGTAATTTTTTCTCTACGTCTTCTTTGTGGTACTTTATATTACCAGTTGTTACACCACTAAAGATAGAATCATATCTAAGTCCAACATAATTTTCATTTAATTCTAAAGTATAGTGAACTACAGTCTTACCTTGTCTGACAACTTCTGAGCCTAAAGCTTGTAATGTCCAAGACTTACCAATACCAGCAGGAGCAACCACAACACCCAACTCACCAGCACCAAGACCACCATCTGTTATATCATTGATAACATCCCACGGAGTCTTAACTGTTATCCTAGCTGATTCTGATAACCTTACCTCTAACGATGGAATGTAATCATGACCTAAATCTCGTTCCGAACCAGCCTTCATTGCATTATCTATGAGAGATTTTATACCATCATAGTTTTTATTTTCTAACATATCAACAGACTCTAAGATAGCACTCTTCAATGTTTGATTCTTACAAAAGTCTAATGTTTCTGATTGAACAAACTCTAAGTCTGTTGCTTCTATATTTTTCCAAACATCACGTAGTTTATCTACTACACCAGATTTCAATACATCATTATCTATCTCATCTATCTTATATTTTACAACTTCTAATGTAGGTTGTTTCTTATATTCATAAAAGTAATCTCTGATAGATTTGACTAACCACTTATTTGAATCTGAATCAAACATATCTGGTTCTAATATATCACTAATAGTTTGAATGAATTTTATATCACTCATTAGTGAAGCTACTATTTTAGATTGAAACGATGTTCCAAATTGTGTTAACGTTTCACTCATTAACTCTCCTTTCTAAAAACAAAAATTGGTTCATATTTGTAACCAGCACCCATAACACTTGATAAGGTTAATTGTACTGTATCTTCTTGGGTAAACCCCAACTCTTTTGAAATTCGTATTGTTTCATCTTCTATGAATTTATACTTTGGTGTATTAGCAATGTTGATTAACATATAACTATCTTTTTTTAATCCGTAATAACAATTTTCCATTGTCTTCTTTAAAAACCCATTTACCCAACCATCTTCAGTTGGAAACTTTTTAAAACTTTGAGTATCTTCATCTGAATATTTTTCAGTATCAAAGTAAGGTGGTGAAGTAAAACACAAGTCGAGCGACTCTTTTTTAGGTTTGTATTCTTCACTACCGAGTTTATAAATATCAACTTGTTTTCCCAAATACGAAAAATCTTTCTTCATCTTTAGAAGTCCATCGTATGTTTTGGTGGATGGTTCTGTACCTATGTAATGTTTTGTATTTTTAGCTGATAAGAATCCAAGTAACCTACCACCCCATCCACATGACATATCCCAAATAGTTTCACCACCAAACTTCTCATAGATTAGTTTAGCAGCAGTTGGTCGGAAGTTACTGACAGATTGTGTACCAGAGTATATCTTTAAAGATTGTCTAAATCTATTCTCATGAAACTTATTTTTATTTCTACCTTCTTCACCCTTATAGTGTTTTAACTCAAAGTTCCATGTTTTTCTGATTGTTGACTTTAACTTATCATCATCTAAAAATATTTCCATAGGAGACATCTTTGCACCACCACATCTAACTTCCCAAAAATGTGGGAAGTAAGTCCAAGCTAGTCTCAAACAATGCATTGTCTGAACTATTTTATTATCAAGAAAAATAGTATCCACATTAAACTTTTTTAGTTTTTTTATATGTTTATACTTTTCATCATCTCTAATCGTATAGTGTGGGAATCCATATTTCCTATAATACCTAAATATAATTTCTGTACCATATTCTATGTCTACATTTTTAATATCATTGGTGACTTTATGATATTCTAATTCGAGGGTGTCTGTATCTAAAAACTTATTTAATACTTCGTAATTTACACTCATTGATTATGTGATTTTTCTGCATAACGATTTAATTGATTGAAGTTAGTCAATAACCAACTAGTTAAATTAGGTAATGCTGTGTATAACTTATCTTCTAAAAACATTTTTTCAAACTTAAACTTTACCAACCTATTGATTGGTGCATTTACTCTGTCTACTATCTTTGTTTTTGTAGAAGCTGAGATATCAACATCAGATAATTGCATTAATCTGTAGTTTAAATCAATAGTGTCCTTATGTTCTGGTAATTCATTTACAACTTCATCCATCTCTACTATACGATTTTCACTAAGGAATGGTAACTTCTTCTGTATTGTTTTTAGTCCAAGACCACGAACACCACTAATATTATCTGATTTATCACCATCCAATACTCTATACCAAATCAGATTGTGAGATGAAATACCGTACTCTTCTAACACAGTATTCTCATCATACATTTTCTTTTTGGTTGGACTCCAAATCTTTATCCTACCATTAGCTAATTGTAAGAAGTCTTTATCAGTAGACATGATTGTAATTTGAGATTTAGTAAGAACTTGTCTACAGATATATCCTATGGTATCATCTGCTTCAATGTTATCATAAGACAAAACAGTAAGTGGTAAAGCTTCTAAGTACTCAACTACTCTTTGTATCTGCATAATCATATTCATTCTCTCATCATCTTTTGATGCAAAACTATTAGAACGATTTACACGATACTTTGTTTTTCTGTTTTGTTTATACTGAGGATATATCTTACGACGCCGACTAGAACCCCCCTTGCCATCAAATGCTATGATGACACGGGTAGGTCTAATCATGTTCACGACATAAGCAATACTTCTTAGAAAACCAACTATTCCACCAATGTGGATACCATCCTCATTAGTAGTTGGTATAACACTAAACACTCGGATAAACGTGTTTAGACCATCTATTAGTAGTACCTTGTCGTTAGGGTTGCCATCATCTAATGAACCACCCTTTTTCTTTATCTCTTCGAATATGGATAAGTATTTTTTATTACTCACTAACTTCCTCTTCAACTACAACGTCATCAATACCAAAGTTCTTTTCGTATTTAAGAACGACTTTACTACAAATCATCTCATAACAATATGATTTAAATTCGTCATCCTCTAGATATTCAGCCCAATCCTTAGATTGAAACTTAATCTCTTTACCATTATGGTCGTCCATAGTATACCAAGCACCACCTTGTTTTACAAGTTTGTGTTCTTTCATAACGTGTAACCAACTACCTTCGTTATCAATACCACTCTCAAAGTAAAGTTCAAAGTCAGCATGTCTCATGGGTGGCCCAAGTCTATTCTTTATGACCTGTGCTCTCATCTTCATACCGATAGTGTTTTTCTTAGTATCTTTTATCTGACCAACATTCTTTAGTCTGATACGAGTTGAAGCATGGAATGGTAATGCTTTACCGCCACTTGTAGTCCACGGATCTCCAAACATTACACCAAGTTTCTGTCGTAACTGATTTGTGAATACCAAAGCTACTCTCTGTCTACCAATCATCTGAGTAATCTTTCTCATAGCTTTAGAAAGGATAATAGCCTTAGAAGTAGCCCAACCATCTTTGTCGAACTCTGCTTCTAATTCTACTTTTGTTGTAGCGGCAGCTAATGAATCTACTAAGATAGTTACTAACCTATCTTTGTCTGATTCACGAACCTTAGCGACTATCTCTTCGATAGCTGAAAATATATCTTCTACTGTTTCTAAGTGTAGATATAACATACTCTCAACATCGACTCCGATAGCCTCAAGGAAATCAGTACTAACTGCAGTTTCTGTATCTATATAAACAGCAACACCACCTTTTTTCTGTGTTTCAGCAAGTACGTGAGCTCCGATTAAGGATTTACCACTACTCTCCAAACCATTCAATTCTGTTATTCTACCAACAGCAATCCCACCATCAGGTCGGTTTGATATTGCCAAGTCCAACATGGTTGAACCAGTAGAAATAAAGTCTTTGATATCAGTAGGTGTTGTGTCTGAACCATCAAGGAAATATGCTACTTTCATATCCTTGAATTGTTTGTTAATGGTGTCGGCTAAGACACCAGCTAAGTCATCTCTTGTTGACATATAGTTCTCCTATATAAAAGTGGGTATGTCCGGCTTTTACACACACTCGGTTTTATTAGTGTTGGCTTCAACACCCACTATTATGTTTTTTATTTAATTGTTAAATAGATGGGCAG